TGAGTACACTTATTACAATAAAGAATATAAAGCAATAATCAATATCAATATAGGAATAGTAGACTTTGCAAAAGGAGAAGTACCGGACATTGACCCATCATTAGTACTGAAAGAAGCTTTCAATACATATAGCACTCTTTTTACCTGAAAAAGATAATGATATTCTGATTTTCCAAAGCCTTATTTGACAATTAAAGCATTAATAGTCAACATATACATCTACCTACTAAACCATGTTATAAGATAGCAGCACAAAGGGACATAATTTGCACAATTCACTCAAATCCGTACCTTTGCAATGTGTTTTTCATAGTATTAGATTAAGGTTAATAAAAAAGATTGGCTGTCCGGGAGGATAGCCTTTTTTGTAACCATTGGCAATATCTTTTCTTTATTAATCACCTGGTCGTTCATACCGTTTCTTCAATTGTTTCAAGACTATTTCCATTCCGTTATCCAACCCTTTCTTATAGCCGGACATATGTTCACCTATGTTGTAAACCAAACAGCCTGCAACAATAAGGACAACCCCTAAAGCTCTATGCCAATAAGGGAGTGATATGCTGAACGGTGAAAATGTCAACCGGAAATGCCCGATAAACAATACTGCGATGATGAATATCGCAATAAAGAAAATGAGGTCTGTTTTCATATCTATTCCTTATATTAAATTGGGGCTATCGTAAATATTACTGACGATTGTCATAGTCTGCCATTCGCCTAAAGGTTTCATGCCGACTTCTTTTTCAAAATCGAATTGTAATGCGAATGTCGCGAGTTTTTTGTTCCACAATACAAGAGCTATCCATTGACCACATACAAGTATGTCACCTTCGTATATTTCTTTCCCGTTCTTATCGCACAAGCCGGTGAACTGCCCTACGGTTTCAGCCCATACGTCGTAGCAGCAGCCGTCTTCCGGAGAATATATCTTCGCCTTGTCCGTGAGGATAAGTCCGTTTTCGTCCCTTCCGGCAGTATAGAAAAAAGAGAGAAATCCATATACCCATTTCCCCGTATCAGTACTTTTACCTCTGAATTTTATTTCACGCTTCATAATCAATACCTTTTTCCATGTTTGTTTTCTCTCAATTCGTTGTACCGCATCTTCTGCTCCACATGCCATATAAGGTCTATGTCCAAATGTTTAGCAAGCCCGAAAATAGCCAATAGCATGCTATTTAATTGATTTTCTAATAGACTGTCATATTCATACTCACATCTGATAGGAATTGTGGATATAGCGTATATACTCTCTGTAAAGGTCTCATCATTGCAACTTTCCTCTGCCTCGTACAACATTTCTTCCGTAAAGTCCTCAATGTCTATCTTACGCAATCCGCACAAATCAAGCAAGCGTATAGTTGCATCGGCAAGCTCATCGGGAAGTGAATCTTTTACGTTCTTTTCAAAAGAACTCTTAAATCGTTTTTCTTCTTCCACTAATGCGAGATAACGATTATAGTCTATGTCAAAACGTGACTTACATTTTTTCCCTAACCTACCTTTCCTATCAGCTTCCACAGCTTCCATAAGCTCGGATATGACAAGGCAAAGGCAGTGTTCGTTACTCAGTTCTTCATCGTGAAAACCGTGCGTTACTGCGTTACGGTAGGCTTTATCTCTTAATTCATTTAAGTTCATGATATTTGGGTATTAATTGGTTGGAAATACAATACCCGATAACCGCCACAAAGCAGTTTCCGGGTATTCACAAAGCACTGACAAGGATTGTCTGTAGAAATTTTACGCTGGTTAGTTATAGTCGATGTTTCTATCTAACAAACGATGTAAGAATAATTTTGATACTTGAAAAACTCTTAATATTGATTGTATATCGAATCCATATTAATCTCATTTTATTGCGTACGGATACCTTAAATCATGAATATCGACAATATCCTTACACAAACTATCCAAAGAAGGCATTATAAATGATCTTGTGATTCCTATTTTTTCAAGTTTACTCAATATGTTTTGTTTATATTGTACAGGGATTATATATTTTGCATAGATAAATTCGAAATTTTCCTTCCAAGGTTCTGGATAAAGTACAAATATGCCATTTTGATTTTTATACCTAACATCTGTCATATTAGGAACTAATAAAGTTATTGCGGGAAATGAAAGTATGTCATCTTTATCTTCATCGAAAACCATCATTGAGAATGGACAACTATGATAAACAACTCCATCTTTATCAAAATTTGAACAACATGCAAAATATAATGCAATCAAAGGATTATAAGTCCAATCAAGAAGTCTCGTTGGAAGTCCATAGTGTTGTGCTAGAAATAGAAATTCCTTATCATTTTTAGGGCGTGCACCCGTAAACATTGAATATTTTCTTTTAAAATCCTCAAATACCTCCTTCTCATATTGCTTCAACACGTCCTCCTGTCCTTCCTTGAACCTCCGACCTATTGAAGGTATCAATTTATATTCAGAAGAAGATTGACCTCTGAAGAAATCCATTTCAGGGAGGCCGTTTTGTAAAGACATAAAATTTTCCAAGGTTTGTACAGTAAATACCTTCATCACTTTTTTTATTAAGGTTATAATATCACTTAAATTTTACATTCAAGTCGTGTATTCACTGCAAATATACGATTTTAATTTACGGAAACTCAATAAAGTTTTTCTGCTATTAAAAAAATCAAAAGATAAACATTAATTGTGATAGAGATAACTTTTAATATCCTCTCACTTGATATTAAACTTGCCCATGGTTGTTTTATGGTTATTGACTTCATTGCATTGAATTTTAAAGATTAATGATTATTTTTGTAATCCCAATAGCATCTCTGAAATACAAACAAAATCAGAGGGAAAACTAATGGGTTAAATTAATGGTAACATTAAATTATAGACATCCTCATTCTTTTTAGAACTGTTAGAATGAGGCTCTGTCTCAAAACAGTAAAACAGTCCAGTGTTGTAGCGACAAACCTGTACATGTTCGTTCCTATTACAGATTCCGGTTTGGCAAATGTGAACACGTGAGAGAACATTGTAGAAGACTACCTTGTAGTCATCGTTAAAAGAATCATCTTTCCGAGGATACGTGACAGGTATCCTCGTTTCAATCTCCTTTCTCTTTAATTCATTATTGCTAGCATCTCATCGAAAAACTAAATAGGTCTCCAATGAGTAACATATCCAGTCTTGATGTAGGGGTATATCCATTTATTCACTTCTCGCATTGCCATTTCATCAATACTACCATCAACAAATTTCACTTGACACATGCCTTTTGCTTGTTTGTTAGGTATTGCATCTTCTACGCTTATCCACGGTGATTGCTTTGCCTGCCATTCTGCACCAGCTTTAAAGTCCTTTTCGCTTTGCCACATATCTGGTTGAGAGTTCCATGCCCATTGCGAAGAATACTCTTTTGCCGCTTCTTCTACTGTCTGTTTCATAACTACTCTTTTATTGTTATTCGTTAAATTCTATTTTCTGTTGCAACACCTCATCTGCATAATATTGGTCAAAGGATTTGTCACTAACCCACCAATTAAAACCAAACTCTGCATCGGTAAAATTACGATTGATATATCCGGTATCAATGAGTTTTTGTATGGTCTGAATCCATCTTGTACGGGCATGAGGGAAGCGCTGACAATCCTTTAATTTCTGCTTATAGTTTGACATCGGACAGAGAATACAACCTATTCGTTTATATCCTTTATCGTATAGGGAGCAGTGCTCTATGTTATTTCCGTTCAAGAAATCCCATACATCTTTATCACTCCAATGGATAATCGGAGAAACAAGAATCTTGTCTTTGCCACCGACACATGTAACCATTTTCTCTTTGTGCTCCGAAAATTGGTCGAAGCTCCCACTGAATTTATGGGAGCTAATTTCAATCTCCTTTCGCTTGGAACGCCTTACACTCTCCGCATGGCGAATACCCATTAATGTTACCTTTCCTGCTCCAGACATCTCTTTATATTCAGCACAACACCATCTGATACTTCTTGTAGGTATTAAATGTTTCTTAAGTGCCATATTATAAATTGACATCTTCGGCTTTATCAGTTCCACATCCGGATAGTTCCGTTTCACAAAGCGAATAACCTCTGGTGGGTCAACACTGGTTAGGTTCATGTGAGCCTTGAATTTCACTCCTGCCATCTTCGCTATGTGATAGAGAGCTTGGCTGTCCTTGCCACCGGAGAAGGCAAGATAAAAGCCATTCTCCGGGTCATAGTCAAGTGCCATCTGCTCGCACTTATGGAGCAAGGATATGGAGTATTCTACTTTTTGTTGCATGTTCATCTTTTCTTGTTATGAGCAAAAACCACCGGTTTCCGCTCGTGTTAATACTTCATGTGCAGAAATGACTTCTTGTCGCACACGTTAATCTCAATTCATTTTCCTTTTTCTATTCCGCTCGCTCTGTACCTCTGCCATACACATCTTGCACCATGACGCTTTCAGATGGTATTCCTTACCGTTACGACGGGCTGTCCTATCGAAAAACCGGGACAACGGAAGCGCTCTACCACAGCGGGTACACAGCTTACGCTCCACTCCGTCAACGACCACCCGGTTACGGGGTTTCCTCCTCACAATCTCACATGGCCCACATTCGGACACACCGTACCTCCTGCAATAGGCAAGTGAGTGATTGCCGCACTTGGCGAAGGAGGTGCAATCCGAGCGGGGAACTATCTGGTGAATGTTCATACGGCATCATTCATTAAGTCGAACAATGTGGGTGCGCTGACCTCCATCTCTGCCTCATACAGATATGAAAGACTATCTTTCCAGTAGTCGTAATTGAGTTCGGTTGACAGACCTTTCCTCCCCAGATTGATAGCGCAATAGGGAACGGTGCCGATACCTCCGAACGGGTCAAACACCAGTTCACCCCTGTTTGAATACCGTTCAATCAATCTTTCGACAATATCTAACTGAAGGGGACAAATATGATTCTGCCGTTTCTTCTGCGACTGCTTGGTATTGAGCGTGCGCATCCGGGTGACATCATCCCATATCCAGGGCTTTTTGCTTACCGGGTCAACGGCCATGAATGTCTTTGGCAGTTTTCCGTATGCCTCCAGCTCTTCGGCGAATGACACGTGTTCCTCATAATCATAGACGTGCCCACGCTCGTAGTTCCTGAATAGGTGGCGTATCTTGTCAATGCCGGCCCCTTTCATGTCCTCGTAACTCAATAGAGAGTTACCCGAAGATTTCCAACTTGCATGAGCGTCTATCTGCCAACGGGCCAACGAATATTCGCTTTTGTTTTTTGTCACCGGTAAATCAGCATAGGCCCGTGAGGTGTCAGAAGGAAGCTTGCGGAAAAGAAGGACATACTCAGGACAACCGATACCCATCTTTGAACCGTCCTTGCACATCTCCGTATATCCAAGCCGATAAGTCTGGTTGTTCTCCCTTACCACATCCGTATCCACCGTGATGCGCCCCATGTAGCGGAAACCGTGTTTCATGTAGTGGAATACAGTCATTTCACTGAACGGGTCGATGGTGGGCATACCGTCACCAGTGGCGTTGCCGAACAAAACACGGTCTTTCACATGAATGCAAGCTAACCTACCGGGTTTAAGAATACGCATAAGCTCCGGTGTAAGATAATCCATCTGCTCGAAGAACTTGCCGTTGTCCTCATTATGCCCGAAGTCATTATAGGTCGGAGTGTACTCATAGTGGTTGGAGAACGGGATGCTGGTTACAATCAAGTCCACCGAATTACTTTCCATAGTCTGACATTCAAGAACATTGTCGTTATTTATGGCCCTCCAAAGTTTACCGGACTTTTCTTCCCGGCTGGCGAACATCCACCGCATCATCTTTTCCTCTGCCTGTAAACCGAACAAACCGTTCTCGCGGACTATATCGGTCATCTTGGCTACCATCTCGCGGTGTTGCGCCCACTTCTGCATGAAGCTCTTGTATATCTCGCCCTCACTTTCCGCATAGACCAGATAGAGGTCAACCGGATGCTGCTGCATGAAACGGTAGATACGGGCTATCGCCTGGAACTTGTCGTTGAAACGGTAGTCAATGAACATGATTGCCTTGTGGCAGTGGTACTGGAAGTTCAAACCCTCACCGAGCATCTCCGGTTTGGCGGCCAGATATTTCAGACGGCCGTCCTTAAAGTCCGCTATCACTTCATCGGCTTCCTCATCATCCTGCGAACCGTACACAGCCTTACATCCGGGTATGGCGTCACACAAAGCCTTCCGTTCATTCTCCAGGTCATGCCATAAAAGGAAATGGTCGCCTTTGTTTTCAGGACGGTTAATGATTTCCACCACACGGACAATCTTTTCCTGCATGTTGTCCCGACGTTCTTTCGCTGCGTCGGCAAGTCCGAGAGCAGCCTCACGGAACATCTTCACTTGTCCGTCACGGTCGGTTCCGGCAGTGGAGTTATCAACACTAACCACTTCTTCATGTACGCGCAGTTCCGGCAATTCATATCCGGTATCGGGATAACCAAGGTCGGACGGCTTGGTGAGGAACAACGCCCATGTACTTACCCACAACCAGAACTCCTTCTCCTTGTGCGGATAAAGGGTAAGGTTATTCGCCTTCGTGCTGTCACGCTGAAAGAAACGGGTAAGCGCCTGCCCGGTATCCATCACACCGAGATAACCGGCATAATGTATCAGTTCCTTATATCTGTTGGGCGATGGCGTGGCGGTGGCGACAAAGCGGTAGGGAACATCCGCAAACAAGGGAAGAAACTCCTGGTAGGTCTTGGTACCGAAACCACGTAATACGCTCGCTTCATCCAATGATGTTGCGGTGAAATAAGAAGGTTCTATTCTTACACCATCTTCACCGTCGCGCACACGCTCGTAGTTCGTAACCATGATGTCAGTCGGACATATCATCACATCAGCCATAGTTCGTACATAGGTCACTTTCATGTGCAGATGTTGTTCCGCTTGTGTAAGGAACTCGACCACTACACGCTTGGGACATACTATCAGTCCTTTGCCGCCTTTGTGTTTCAGAACTACCCGAAGTATCTCCAACTGAGTAACGGTTTTCTGCATACCAAAACTGGAGAATATGGCACGGCAACCACCGGACACCGCCCAGCGAACAGTATCTTTCACATGGGGATATAACGACGGTGTCAGTTCATCCGGATTGACCTCGAACCCGGTCTGACGGCTGATGGCCATCTTGTCTTTCAGAAATTCTATATATTCTTTCATGCTGTCATTCGTTGTTTAATTAGATTTATATTCTTCTCCACAAGACCAATGATACGATTGTGATAAGGCGAAACACCATTGCATACCGCCCTTGACTGCTCTACTTTCAAAGTTTTCAAATTCAGTTCCACAGTCTCGATGCGTTTCCCTTCGGTGTCCTTTGCAGAAAGTATCAGAGAATCCGGCCTCTTGTAATAACCATTGTCATATACGCAATGGTGCATTGCCGCACCTTCTTCCGCTATCTCGGCAACACTGCTTATCACCGTCACCATTATCTCACCGTCACCGAAGCACACACCGAAGAACTTCCCTTTGTCTTTCTTGTACACTTCTTCCCACTTGGCTGCCTCCTTGTACTTTTCCTCCAAACTCCGTTTCGCTTTCACCTTGCGTTTACGCTCCATCATCTTGTCGTGTGCTTCCATAAGGTTAGGCGGACAAACATATTTAGCGTTATGGGTGTCGAGGTTAAAGTATGCCAATGCTTCCAGATAGTCGAACCATAGGGAAGCATCCTGAACGATGTAATGATTCCGGTTGCAGATGTTAAGGGCATGCCGGAAAGGTATCTCGTAGTTATCCTTACGCAACATGTATTCAAAAACGGACAACTGCCCGGTCTTTACCAAAGTCTCGGCTAAGGGGTTGGTAAGCAGCTGGCAAATAGTATCCACAACAGAAACCCGTGCCATCTTCAATAATCGCCCCATCCAACCGTTGCGCCGGAGCAAGGGAGTGACTGATGCACGCGGATAGAGAAAATTTCCCGTCACATCAAAGACATCGTTCATCTCGTAATACCCGGAAGCACTTCCGTTGTGCTGCTTAACATCTGTCTTGCTATCGTAATCCCAACTGAAATGAAACGGACTACGAGTATATTTTTTCCCAGTAATCACCTCCTTACCATCAGCGGTTATCCAATTCTGGAATACCTCATGGATGTACATACGGGTATCGCAACCGTACACATTATCACGCAGCACATCGAACGTCCGTACTACCATCATGCCACGGAAGGATTGCACTACCGAATAAAGCTTTTCTTCAGAATTGGCCTTCCTGCCATGTCTGTGTTCCAAATTCAATGATTTCCCGCAGTTCGGGCAAATGTGAGATTCCATTTCCAACGACACAGCCAGCATCGGTTTACTCACCGTGTCGATATAGCCGCAACACTGGCACCACACTTCACCTTTCTTCAAGTAGTAACCCACTTGAGGGAACAGAGAAATGGCATATCTCCGTTGCGCATCCGTCAATGGCGGTAACTTGCCTGCCAATGCCACTGAGTGCTTCTCTAATTTCGTCCTCGGTTTCATTGTCCTATCAATGGTTTACACAGTTCAACAACTCTCTTGCAATCTTCCACATCGAACATACCAATATGACAAACTTCATGTGGTATTCCTAATTGAATAGATAACCACAAATAAGCTTTATTCCTATTTGAAGTGTTGGGGATATGTTTCTTCCAAATTTTATTGATAAGATTGGTCTTAGCTATTTGGTCAAAATAGAAGTGGGCTTCTTTCTTGGCTTCCCTTAGTTCTGTATTTGCCAGTCGTCCTAACGCTCGGTCTGTACCCTTATGCACACCGACATAAGCCATACAATCCCAGCATAGATATATCATCTCGTAAGAACGTCCATAAATAACAGAACTATCCATATATTCGGTACGATTACCACAATAAGGGCAAATCTTACCAGACAGAATACCATCCATAATTTAGAACAATGACATCTGTTGTACTTCAGTTGCTCCTTTCCTTGCCCGTGACGTTTTTTTCCTAAGCGATACATATTGCTCTTCGGTCAAACGTTTTATCGCCGCTTCACGAGCCGCTTTCTTCTCCCCTTCCGTCAGTTCTACGGGTTGAAATGTGGAGATGGATGCACGGGTTCCAGCAGGCATCTTGCTCACTTTGATGTCATCCTCATCGTAATAGTGGATAGCCATCCCGAATACCTCCTCGTCTGTCATGGCCACGGCAGAGCCCCGTTTCCGTGCCTCTCCCATGATGTAGGAACAGCACTCATCCAAATTCTTGTTTTCTTTTGCGTAGGACTTGGCGAACAGTTCGTCAGTCCTAGCACGTCCGTCAAGATGATTCTTGATTACGTCCTTGAAAGTTTTGTTTTCCATAATTGCGTTACAAATAACTCCTTAAACAATAGTCCGCTATCCAGTAGCAGACAAAATAAAAAGCGGCATATACTGCCAGGATTGACAGAATAGTCGCTATCAGTTTGGTCTCTTTCATTTCAAATTCAGTTTTGCCCGTAAGTCGTCGGGCGGTTGGTGATTCCGTTTTACCGGAGCTTGTTGTTCCTCCAAAGCTTGGTTATTGCGTCGACGAATGATAATATCCAGTTCATCTGACCGTTCCCGAAGAAATTTCCGAAATGCTTCGCCAACGGTTATCGTGTCGAAGTAACCGTAGAATTTCCCGTATCTGCCCAACTTGAACCGTGCTACAAACAAGATAAACTCCGTCAGTTTAATGTAGTGATACTGACCAACGAACAGCCCAGAGAACTCATTCAAGGCATTTTCATCGGCCCCCTCCTTCGTGGAAGAAGCAAAATCAATGGTCAGTAACTGCGTCTTTACCCACAGAGACGAGGAACCATACCCGTACATCCGTTCAAGGTCTGACAGCGTGGGAGACTTCTCGCTGTATGCTTTCTCAATATCGGCAAGAAGTAGCGGTTGGAGTGATGTCGAATATACGGCAGAAGCCTTACTAAAGGTCGGGTATTTCTCCTTGATGGCTGATAGCATTACTTCCCTGTTCGATGGCTGCATATTCGTCAAGGAGGTTTCTTGCCTTTGCTGCCTTATCAGCATCCCGATTGTTTTGTCTTTGGGCTTGATTTTCTGTTTTTCCATTGTCCTGTTGTTTTTTCTCGATTATCCAAAGATTGGCCCGACTGTCCCAACGTTCCACCTTGGCACCGGTAGCAGTTTTCCAACCGAGACCGGAAAAGTGATTGTAGAAAATATCCGCTTGCAGTTCCCAATCGGGAAGTTTATCCCGGAAATATTCCCGCACTTCTTCGGCGGTAGGTGGTATAAACTCCACTTTAGGCTTAACGGGTTTCTTTGTCGGTGGTAGGTCGGGTGGGAATAACTCGCCAGAGTTATCTTCCCCTATACTCTTAGTCTTATTCTTTGTCTTATATAAAGGGTTACCATTTTGGTTACCACTTTGGTTACCGTTTTGGTTACTACTTTGGTTACTACTTTGGTTACCTACAGAAACCAAAATATAAGCCGCTGCCTTTTCTCTCCTATTGCCTTCAATGAATTCAATCAGCCCCTTTTGCTTCAATCGGTTGCGCAAATCAATTATAGTCTTGTTACTATAACCTAATTCGGCTTGGATTAGACGTGTTGGTAATTCAAATGGGCAAAGCCAGTTCCGGATATTGCATTCTTTCAATAGAAAAAAGTAAAAGTCTGCTTCATATGCCGTCATCGGCTTATATCGTCGAATTTGCCAAAACTGATTGATATAATCTATATAGGTCATAATAGGTAAGAATTGACTTCATTCATAAACTCAGTAAGAGAATGGCATACCACATATTTATTTCGGAACTTTTCAGCCTCTCTCTGCCATCTTATCTGCTCCTCGCTTTGTTTCCCTTTCGGTCTCTTCATTTCGATGCAAAGAGCGGAAAATCCTTTCTTAGGTACAAGCAGTATCAAATCGGAAACACCCCTTACACTTCCCTCGTACTTCATTTGTGCTCCAGTCCTGGCATCACGCTTGCCACCATTTGGGACAGCAAACAACATAAGACTCAAAGACGGGTATTGAATCCGGAACCAAGTCAGACAGCTATGCTGTATCTGACTTTCCGATTGCGGTGTAGTTTGTTTCTTTCTCATAATCTTCCTTTGAATAAGTCCATAGCCATATCTACTACATTCTCCTTAACCACATCATCCGTTCCGGTAACACCGTTAGCTATACCTTTCTTTCGCTGGATAACATCATACATGTATTCATCAATGGTATTCTTACCAAGAAAGTAGTAACAGTTAACGTTATTCTTCTGCCCATTACGGTGTGCCCTATCTTCTGCCTGCTCACAGTCAGAAAAAGTCCATGGGAACTCGATGAAGGCTACACGGCTGGAAGCAGTCAAGGTGAGCCCGGTACCGCCCGATTTGTAGTTAAGGATAATCAACGTACAATCCGGATTGTTCTGGAAAGCATCGACGGCCATCTGTTTCTGCGTAGCGTTATCCTCACCCGTAACCGTTACAGCTTTGGGAAACATCTTCTTCAGTTCCAACACTACTTCTTTTAGGTAGGCAAAGACAATCAGTTTCTCGCCTCCATCTATCACGTCATGTATGAATTCGGCAGCCGCCTTGATTTTCCCACGTGCAGAGATGGCTTTCAGAATGCCCATACGAACCATTACCTCGCCCCTCATGGACTTGGCTATCTTCTCATCATCCGCATTCTTGTAGACACGCAGATATTGTATGAGGTCGCTTTCCGCTTTCTCATACTCCAACCGCGTAGTGATATCCATCTCAATATACTGACGTGTCTTGTCTGGAAGCTGCGTCAACACTTTAGCTTTTTCACGCCGGAAGAAGCAGGTATTCCAAAGGCGCCAGTTCAGTTCTTTCAGATTGGAGGCTTTCTTCGGCCCATTACAGAAACGTTCGGTGAATGTCTTATACCCTCCAAAATCCTCCAACCGTCCCATTATCTTGAGTTGCTGTATAAGGTCAGTATTGTCATTCACTACCGGTGTTCCCGTCAGTTCAAGAATGAAATCCTTGCCTTTACAAATGCCCTCAACAAACTTGCTCTGCTGGGTCTTGGTAGACTTGCACTTATGCGACTCGTCAATGATTACAGACTTGAAAAGGGTTATACGTGGGTCAAAGGTGATTGATTTCAGCGTAAACCGCGTATCATTATTCTTCACATCCAATACAAAGAACTTTTTCAAGCTCTCGTAGTTAGTGATGAAGATGTCACAACACTTGGTTTCAATGAAGCGCTGCCAAGTATTTTTGTTCTTATCATCAAGGATTAGCGCCTGCTTTCCAGCAAATTTCTTGAACTCACGCTGCCAATTTATTTTAAGTGCTGCCGGACATACAACAAGGCACGGATAGGATTTTGCAATCGTCACCGTGCCTATTGCCTGCAAGGTCTTACCGAGTCCCGGCTGGTCACCGAAGATACACCGTTTATGGGCCAGAGCATAGGCTATGCCCTCCTTCTGGTAATCGTACGGTTCAAGTAGCAATCCGTGGGGAACGGTCAGCTGCGGCATCGGAGCAATGTCAAAACTCATATCGACCTTTCTTTGCTCCGACCGTTGTACGGAACCGCAGAATCCCTGCTGTACCGCCCATTTCGCCATTGTATCAACATACCATTCATCAGCCAAGTCAACCCACCACGCCTTTTCATTGAAAAGATATGCTTTCTTTGCGTTAGCCTTGACTGACGGAATATTGTTCACGCATTTAACCAACATCGGATGATACATGAATTTCAGTTTGAAGCCGTCCGGATATTTGGTGATACAAAAAGGTGCTGCCATATCAAGCTGCCGGCTCTTTAATCTTCACTTTTTTACTTTTGTTTCTCGGCTTCACTTTCTTCCCGTCAATCGTCAGAGTAGTGCCACTCTGTTCCACCACTTGTTTAAGGAACTCATTCGCTTCCTCTTCAAATGCAGCATCTCCCACCGGGTCGGCTGCAATGTCCGTAGGAATATCCCCATCGAACGGAAGTTCCTGCTGGACTACCGCCCATTTCTTAGCGGTAAGATACTGTTCCACCTCATAATTACATGCCTCAATTGCCTGCTGCAGTTCGAATGCATGCTTATATTCCTCGTTCTCATTGTTGAACATGGTAAACGGAGCTATAAGGTTAAGCACCTTCTTACTTTTAAGAAAACGTTTTCCAACCAATACCACACCTTCATTGTCATCCGAACCGCTAACTGTGTAGCCCGTGACCTCGAATGTAGAGAAGATTTCTTCCGGCAGTTCATCTATGGAGTCCTTTCCATCAGCTTCTTTCTGCTCACAGAGGAAAGCAAGGTGAGGAATCAATTCGTTAAACGCTGCACGCAAATCCTTATGGATAAGATTCTTTCCCTCAATGGTTACATTGTCCTCATTCTCGTTCTTGAAAGAGGCAACAAGCGTGTTGTCTTTCGTGATTTTTGCTTTGGTGATATTCATTTCTACCTCCTGTCTTTATACTCGTTGATAAATTCGTTATAGTAACGGTCAGCCGGAAGAGGGAGCGTTATTCCCAGTTCGGCAGCAGCATCGGCCTGAACCTTATTTAGAAAGTCAGTCATCTGCACTGTATTGAGTTTCGATGTGCTTCCGGCAATGACCATTTCTTTTCCTCTGAAATACGAAGTCCTTCTGAGAAAGCGGTTACAATAGTAATCGTGTACATCCTGCTTGTCCGTCCCGGTCTCCTGCTCAATACAAGTAAACCACAACCACATAAGCGCATTCTGTGACAGCGTCCTTGGCTCTGTGAACCTTTCGATTTTTACACGATACCGACCATTACGAAGCTGGGAACACATGAAGTCAAAAGACTTGCTTATGTGTACCTCGCCGTTGACCTTTTCCAGAATTGCTTCTTGTGCCATTACTCTAATCCAAAGATTTTTTTATCAGAAATAATGTCTCGGTTTGCTTCCAAAAACTCTATGAAATGCTCGCAGTGTGCCGTAAGCAGCTTAATCGTCTGTTCATGGTTATAAGTGTAGTATTCCGGGTATTGCGTTCCGCTAATTAGTGGCGTCCGACTGGTACCGCCCTTCATCTGATAGGCAGTGTACTCAAACGCTTTCACGCTTTCCATCTGACCGGAAGCAATCAGACAGTAAGGATATACATGGCGCTGCCAGCCGTGTTCATACTTGCCAAAATCATACTTAGATGTCGTCTTGATATCATATACAGTATCACGAACGAGCTCATCTATATACCCATAAAGCTCCACATCACCATAGCGAGTGGGAATGACTGCGGACACAAAGACTTGGGACAATGCACCGGAAAAATACTTCGACTGCTCTATACACCAGCTACGGTCAAATAAGAAATTACGCTCTGGCGCGATATCAGTAGCAGGAAAATATACCTGAATGGTATTCGTTTCTCCATCACCGATAATGGTGTATGGCTCCCGTTCGCTTGGTATATGCTTTTTCTTGTGGATATAGCAGTCTATGACAGCATTAAAGGCCGTTCCTTTATCAGCTGCCTCACTCTCAAACGGGACACGGTTTATCGCATCAAGTAGGCTTTGCTTCAGCTCCGTTTCAATTACTTCCGGACTTTTCTTATATTCCCCCGTTTCATTATCGACATTCCAGAAGCTCTCTACTTGTTCATCAGCCCGTAAATACTGCTCGAATTTATCAAGCAGTGACGGGTAGAATCTGTATTTAGGCTGCTGGTTCATACCTTTTGCTGAGTTTGTTAAACTTCAAGCCAAGTCTCTTGCACTTCTCATTGAGCATCATGCCTGCCCGTACCTTGCTGTCAAAGATATGCGTCATGGTGTCTAAAGCTTCCCGAACAGAATTGGCAGATTGTGTATCAGTCACTTGTTCCACTGCGTCACGGATAGCATCAAGAACCGCATCATATTCGGAAGATAGTTCCGTCTGCTTCGTCTGATACTCCTTATAAGTACTGATGATTTTCGTCATGAAATCATTCTCACCCGTTACGGTACCGGACTCATCAATGATAACGGGTATCTTGATACGAGAAGGAAGATTACATGTGTTCTTGCCGTAGAACTTCTCGCACGGGTCAAAAGAAATAGTTCTATCTTTACCGATAGCTTCCATGTAACCAACCAAATCCAACTCCTTAATCAAATCACCGGCAGATGAGCCACCAATCTCCGGACGTATCTGTTTTTCGTCGCCTACTTTCTCCTCCCGTTCATGAGCCACGAAGATAACAGACTTGCCCATGAGTGTGACTTGATTAACGAAGTTGATGAACATGTTCTTACGTACTCCATACCCCTGCAGGGAAAGGGTACCATCCGCTTTCTTCATCTTCGGATTCGCTGCCATAATCGCCTTATCCATAAAAGAAAGCATCTTTCCGGCAGTATCAATCACAATAGTGGAAAACTCCTTGATTTCTTCGGACGAAAGTACCTGGTTCGTCTCGTCCCAGCTTGTAATCTGGACGGTCGGTACACGATGGGCGGCATTGACACGGTGAATACCGCCGTCATAATCGAACAATACCGGATTGGGAGCCGATAATGCAAGAGTTGTTTTTCCCATGCCAGGTTGGCCGTAAATCAGTGCTGACAAGGTAGTCTTAACGGTCAGCTCGTTAGGTCTTTTGATAAGTCCCATAATAGAAAATATTAAAGTGGTTAATAAAAAAATAGCCAAAGGAAAGCCCCGAAGCGTATTCTCCGGGGCGCAAACGACAAATACTCCTAATCCTATCCGATTTCGCATTACCTTTCAGATAGAGTCAACGGCTAACCGATGCCGCGCGGATGATTCCCTGCGCTATCTTCGCCCTACTCTCGGACTAAAAGCGGATTTTCTCTCATAAAGGCTTGTAGAAACGGATGGATTCGAACCACCGACCGCCGCTTGTGGTGCTCTCCCATTAAGCTAAGAATCTACTTGAGAGAATCGAACTCTCAACCTTCCACCACACACAGTGCTCTATCCACTGAGCTACGTTCCCAGAATAGATGAACTATTTTCACAAACCGTTCACCTTGAAACACAAACAAAAAATAAAACACGACAAAACTACTAAATAACCCTCTCTTGGATTGTGGACGTTGACGGACTCGAACCGCCAATCTCCTCAAATGAGTTGTGTTAGCCATTACACCGAACGCCCATATTTGCCTACCATATCTTCACAGACTGGGCAGGCAGGTCAACAAAGTTGCTCCCGGATAGGCGGTCAAGCCACACCGGGATAGTCACTTAAAACAAAAGCAAAATAAAAACTTAAATGAGGACTCTCACCTCACGTTGTCCTTTACAACGGAATTATAGATTAAACAATAAAAAGCTTGTGGACAATGCGGGATTTGAACGCCGCGACCTGTACATGAAACCTTTAAACAATACCATGACAAATTACCAATACTAACTACATGTACCGCTCTACCAAGCTGAGCTAATTGCCCGTGTCTGTCCCTGCTCTCACGAGTAGAGACAACTCCCATGTCTAATTCTAAATCAATCTAATTATGTGTGAAACACTTCCTCCGCTGAGGTCTATATCTTGAACACCTTTTTCAGGACATTGTGATAAAACCAATACGAATACACAAGGCCAAAAAGGTTTATACCATAATTCCAGTCTCCCGTTACCGAGTCTACATCATTAAACATCAATAAACATGGTAGTGCCAATACGTTAAGCAGTAGCACGTTTATAATGATTCTTCTTTTCATTGTTCTTTCCCTTTCTTACTTTTGCAAAGCTCAACACATCCGAAGCATTGTAATAGCTTCTCCCATTAGATTTATACTCAACTCTCACTCTTTGAGTATTTACCAACACTCTTAACCTGCCCGGACCTCCTACTATTTTTTCAGATTCTCTCTTTGGAAAAGTGCGAGAATCCATAATAGTGAGGATGTCTGCCAATCTCGCCTCCGCTGTCCCGTCAATCAACATGGAACTGCGTAAATCACCATTCACTTCGTATATCATACCGTTAAAAAATAAAGTCGTTATTATTCTTTCGGCCAGTCCTTATATATCGCATAGCTGTCCGTACCCGTGATGGTATTCTCATTCTCCGTAAATCAATATCATTGCAAGTGACCTGCATCAATAAGAATAGAATGGAGAATAGGAATTCAAGCCCGTGTCTGCGTAATTCCTTCAAATCAAAATCACGCTTAAGCCTATCGCAAATCATATACAGAAGCAGTTCCGTATCTTTGGAAATACCCAACTTCCGGTATATCGTTCTTTTCTGGGTCTTGACAGTCCAAACCGATTTATTCAGATTGCCCGCCACCTCCTTGTCGGCAAGCCCCTTGCAGTACTCATTCGCGACAAGCAGTTCCGTAGGAGAAAGGGAAATCATCATGCGACCCTTTCCACATCAAAAATACCTTTCCTCTTGTTAACCTCCCCTACTTTCCAGTCAGCATCCTCAACGCAGAACTCCAATCTCAATCGGGGGATAATTGTCCCCTTTATGGAGTTATACGCCTTAACCGGAAAAGTTAGAACTTCCCCTACCTCCATATCTCTCAAAGCCGGAGTGTAGTTTTCTGTGATTATTCGCTTTTTCATCGCTATAATTTTTTAATGATTAGTATTTGAGCTCTCCCGAGCCAATCCGATTGGCGGCATCACGCTTTATTCGGGAGATTTACTTAACTTTGCATTGCCACATTTAAAATTAAGTAAGCATGAGTAAATTCATTGAAATCCCTGTTAACGGGGGAAAAGTGCATCATCAATCTTGATGCAATTCAGAGTGTATGTCCTCTAAAAGGAGGTGGGTGTGAAATCTACTTCCTTGAAGGAGCCTTGAAGAGTGTCAAAACTCAATTTCCATATTCCGAGTTACTAAAACTCATTTGGGTATAATTACTTCTTTTCTGTATATCGGGATTGAGAACAACTTGATAATTACTATGCAAGGTTCTCTCCCGGTATCACTCTTACTGACAAACCCGCTATTTGTAGGAAGTATTGTCACTTGCTTTTCTATAATTGCTTTCATAAGTTCGTTTTTACTCACGTTTATTAAATTATTTACTCCCCTCTCTATAGTTCATTCAGAAGAAACGCATCTTCACCATTTTCTGTCTTCACCTCTGTAATTAGGGTATAAGCTGTAGAAACCAATTGAAACATCTCAGGGTGTCTCCTTATGAGTTTAGTATTAAGGTAATTCCTCCACCCTTTGTGATAAGCATAATACATCAAAACACCTCGTTTATTCCACACACACGTTATTATTACTCCATTGAGAACAATCTCACCTCTATATCCGTCAATATGTGTCGATTCTGCATTCATAAAAGAAGTAATACTATATACAGGGACACCTATTGCTGTTGAGAAATCCTTCATAATCATAAGTATTAAATATTATTCGTACGAAAGCAAAGGTTATTGCCACATTGCTATTTACAACATAATATGCCTATTATAGCACCCAACAAAGCTATTATTACTCTTAGGGAGGTATGAATAGATTTAAGTTTATCATCATTACTCATTTCAGTTTTAATTAATGTTTGTGCCCCAATAAGCTCTCTCTGCTCTTCTCACCGGAGTTATCAGCTACTGTACTTCGCTGCATGACCGTTCGGGGCATGTCGGCTTCTTATTTCGCACCGTTGCAAATCTTTCGCTCGTTCTGAACTTCCATTCAGACATCGTCGCAAATTCTTGCTACTCCGGGTATCTCTCGCGTCCTCTATGCTGGGATTGAGGGTAAGCGCCAGTATCGCTTTCTGGAACGGATTGCTTAGGGCAATCACTCCATCTCGTTCTCCGTCTCCCATCAAAGGGTAGGCTCAATGACCGGACGGAGAATCTTTCAATTCGCCCATGCAAGGCTTTGCACGCCACTTGCGCAAGTATTCATGTTAAGCGTACAGCTGTTCTGCATGGTATATGTAGCTGCCTTTTCTGCGAATAATTATCTTAATCGCCTACGTAACGGGAACCGAAGGCACCTTTGCTGTTCTGATTGTAGTAAGCTGAAGCTGGAGCGTTGCAGTAATCATAAGAACTTCTTCTTTCCGGTCGTACCAAAGCTGCTTTCATTACTTCTTTCTCAGCCTTTCTCGCTTCTTCATCAGCAACACGTTTCTTTTCGTCAGCCCAAGCGAGTTTCAAGCAATCACCGAAGGTCTGTACACCGTGAGTAAGCTGGTATAGCTTGAAATACTTTCTGTATATCTCGTGAGCCGCTTTCATAATCTTGTGTAAATCGTACTTTTTCATTGTCTTACTCCTTTTTAGGTATTACTTTAATTTTGCCAACTCAACTATTTTTCATTATTTTGTAGTCGTTGTTGACGTTGATGTTGCAAAGATACTATATTGAGAATTAAAAACAACTATATTG